AGTGTTTACAACACCGCCAGGTAAAGTTATTCTATTACCATTGTTTGCACCAACTGCAGATACTGTTACACCATCGTAAGATATGTGTAATCTATTTTGCTCAGACCAAATTACTTGATCAGACATCATTGGCATTTCAGCGCCAACCATTCTTAAGAAGCCACTTAACGTTCTGTTTCCATAACGCTCTACCTCTGCTTCATATATTTCCGGTAGATATTGTTGTGCGAAGTCATTCCCACCACCATTATTAAAATTTAAATAATTAGTTGTTAACGCTTGAGTCGTTAACGATGGTAATAAACTTCCAAATTGAGGACTTAATACACCCATTTTTTTTAGTTTTTAATTGTTAAATTTACTTGTTTTAATTTTCAACTTAGAACTATCTACTCCGTCTATAGCGCGTACTTTAAAACCTCCTATGCTAATTCCTTCACTTGCTGATTGACGCGGTGCATCAACCGTAGGGTTTTTAGAATTATTCATAACATTTTTAATTCCATCAGTTTTACCTTGTTCATAAAAATGGCTTACAATACGATCTACATTTTGAGCAGCGTACATAGCTTTGTGATAACCTTTCGTATCTTTAACATTACCTTCAGTGTCTAAGAACTTCTCGACGAAGTTGTTAATGTTTGATTGATTTTCTGCAACTTTATTAGGATCTTTAACGCCATATCTAAACTTTTTTTCACCAACTTCGAAATCAAAACCTTTGAAATCATTAGTAAATAAAGTATTAGTGTCGTTAATAAACCTTTCATGTTGCTGTGTAGCTAACTCTTGATCTTTGTTGTATCGATTGAAAAAGTCCATAGCTTTTTGTTGATCTTGGTTCGTAGACGGTCTTAACTTAATCTCGTCATAGTATTTAACCTTTAAATCTTCTAAATGCTTTTTGGCTTTTGCAATTTCTTCTTTCTTTGCGAGTTTTTTTCTGCGGATATCTCGCTCCTCATCTAAATCAGTATCAAATGAAAAATTTTCTTCCATTACAAATGAAAGATCATCTTCAGATAAATGTGGTTTAGTATTTTTATAATACTCTCTTAATAAAGTATTTTCATCAACGTTAGAATAATCTGCGTTGAGTCTAGTATAATCTTCTATAGTTCCACCAGTTTCTTTCATAAACGTAACTAATTTTTCTACGTTATCTGGTAAATCTATTTTAGGTTGTTGAACTATTTGTTCTTGTTTTGGTAGTGGCTTTTCTCCCACCTCTTGAATTTCTTCAATAATCGGGCTGGACTCTTCAACTGGTTTGTCTCCTCCAATGTCCACGATCTCGCCATNTCCGGCTTGTTCGCCCACATCCACNTTCTTTGTTTCTCCGACTTGAATGGCATCTTGTTCTGGTTTTTTAGTTAAATCAACCTTTATAGGTTCTTCAATTTTTACGTTAACGTCTTTAGTAAGATCAACTTTTATTGGCTCATCTTTTTTGTCGTTAAATTTTTTAACCTTAGGTTTAGACTTTATTTTAAAGTCACCTTCTTGTTTAACAGGTTCATTTGTTTTTGTTTCTTCTGACATAATATAATATAATTAAATAATTAATAAAATTTATACTTGTGGCATTACTGCCGACGTGTTTTGATCTTCAAAGTTTTTAGGTAATAAATCATTTTGTCTTTGACTTATTAACTCACTTTGTTGTGTAGCTTCCATTTTACTACGTTTGTCTTTACGATCTTCAATTGAAGATTCTTTAGTTTTCATTGCTTCAACTTCTATGCCTTTTAATTGCATGTCAAACTGATGTTGAAATTCCATTTCTTGCTGCTTTAACTGAGAAGCTATCTGCATTCTCTGTATTTCAAACTGATTAACAGCTTGCTCGTACTGAACTTTAGAGCCAGATATAGCCTCTTGCTTTTGTACTTCAGACATTGCAACTTTTTCAGCTGAACTAGCTTGAGCATCTGCTTGAGCTTGTATGTTAGCTTGTTGATTTTTTTGTTCTTGAGCTAGTTTTTTTCTACGTCTTTGCTTTAAAACGTTATTAGCAAGTTTTAAATTTTTTATTTGACGTATATCTATAGCATCTTCTAAATCAATACCACCTTGCTGTAAAGCCATTTGAATGTTTTGCTCTAATTGCGCTTTCTCTTCATCTTCAGGTTCAAGTTCTAAGTATATACCAAAATCATGTATATTCAAATTTTGAATCTCTTGAAGTGTACCAACATTGTAAGTTGATATAGAACTTTTAAGTGAATTTAATGTTAAAGGATAATTTAATGAATCAGCTACTTTAAGAGATATGTTCTCACACGTTCTAAGCGTTAACCACATACTAGACTGTAATATATGTCTTGTTGCAGTATTAGACGCGTTAGCGGCCATTTTCTGTAATCCAACTAGCGCATTTTTATCTTGGTCACTACCGTCTCTAGCTTCATTAAGTCCTGTTACATCTCTTATCATTTGCAAATAATATTGATAAGTTTGTATTAAACTTTGTATTTTACCTTGACCACTAGAAGATGTTAACTCTTGAATAGGTACTTTACCTTGATTAAGAGAACCTTCTTGTGTTAATGATCTACCAACAATAGAACCAGTTTGAAAGTACATGTTAAGCGCTTCTGCTGGATTATAATTTGTACCGTTACCTAAATCAACTTCAGCTAAACCATCCATATCTAAAAATACACCATCTGGTACTATTCTAGACATAACTTGCTGTAGCTTTAAATGTGTTAATTGAATCATATCAGCAAAACCAGTTGTTTTACTTACGATAGATTCAATTTTACCTTGGTACATTCTTGGCGCTACAATAGCATAACTCATTTCCACTTTAGTAGTATCAGCAAAAGGTCTTGTCATGTTTTCAGCAAGTTGCCATTGTAGTAATTCATTATTACCTATAACCTTGGCTCCTTTATATAAAACCTCTATTGTTCTTGATACTTTTTGAAAACTATCATTTTCAGGAGGGTTAAACGTATCATCTTTTACTAATGATTTTTCTAGTCCAGTAGCTGTTTCTTTTATTTTAAATACTTGGCTGTTGTAGGTTTTGTACTCAAAATACATAACCTGTATTGTGTTAGGGTCATAAGTTTGCCATCCATAAGTTGTATCTCTACTTCCTACTTGCTTTGATATTTTTTCTAAATCTTTTTCTGTTAAATGAGGAAATTCTTTAGCTATTTCCGCTATAGTTAGTGACTTTATTTCGCCAACATAATAAATATCCTCAAAGTTTGGATCTTCAGTGTACGAAAATATTAACCTAGCAGGATCAACATAATCAATTGTTATACCGTTTGCTTTGTTCCAATTAGTTTTTACAGCACCCATACCTAGAGTAACTAAATCGTAATTAAATCTTTTTCTAGTATTATCAAATTTGTTTTTAGCTAATATATTATCTATAACCTCTTCTTCAGCTATTTCTACAGCATGCTTATAACTAAGCTGCATATGCATATCAAGTTCTTCTTCATTTGCAGGTAAGCCTGCAGGGTTAGGACTTTGGTATAAATCCAGGCCTAATTTTGTTTTTAATTCTTCTAGGTAGGGTTTAGCTAACATATCTTCATATATAGCTGTAGCGTAATCAGTTCTTTTCTTTAACGAAACTGGATCTTGAGCGTTTGCTTTAATTTCAAACATCTTATTAGACATTCCGTTTACAACAATATCTACAAATTTTGAAAGTACTGGTACAGGTTTCCAATCTAAATTAAGATAAGACATGTCTCCATTAATAGAAAGTTCGTCTTTATATTTTTGTACTGGTTGTTCACCACGAGCGTATAATCTTAATGAGTGAAATCTATTGTATGATGTAGCAAACCTAGTTCCATTACCGCCTTGTCTCCACCATTCACCCTCTATAGCTTGTGCTATTTGCTCTCCATATTCCCATGAATTTTTTACTTCATCGCTAACAACTTGGCTAGGAAAAGAACTATTTGGATTTGTATTTATTCTCATTTACTTAATTATTTTTGATAATGTACCCTTGTTGTCATACTTTTTAATTCCAAGGTCAAAAGTTTTTCTTATTGTTTTGCTAACTGGAGCGTATCTATTTTTGTTACAAGCCATTATAGCAAGTCCTGAACTAATAGAAGCATCAAACTTAGTTCTATTGTTTATATCAAACTGAGCCCAATCTTCTAATGTTCTTTGAAAATATACATCTCCGTAATTCTCTCCATCAAATCCTACAGCATTTTCTATGTATGTTTCTATAGCTGCAGCGTGAGCTTGTATTATGTCTTGACTAGAATTAGGTATTCCACCTATCTCTCTTTCTGTTACTGATAATTTAGCATAAACCTTATCTGGTCTATTCATACTAAACCCTCTATAACCTCTTCTNCTAAAGTAATACAATAATCTAGGTTTGTTGTTNTCTGCTAGTATTGGCATACCATAAAAAATACAAGCCATTAATACATCTTCAAAAAATATTTCTGCAGTTGATGGCCTAGCTATGTATTCTAAAAAAAAATGATCAGCAGGAGCGTCTTCCATGCTAAACTTAGTCAAGCCATGTAAAGATCCATTAGAACCTCTTCCATCTACTGTTCCTGATATATCATAACTATCACAGCCAAAAGCGCCCATGTGCTCATTGCCTGGATATTTAAAACCATTTTTAGTGATAAGTCTGTTTTGTAAATTTACTGGTGGTACCCATGTTATAAAAAATCTTCCATTTTTATTAGGTAAAAAAACCACTCTTGTATCTTGTATACCATTTTCCCATTGAAAGTTTCCTTGAGTTACAACTGAAGCGGAAGACGCTTCTTCATTGTAGTCTATTTGTTGGTATATTTTTGTTAAATTAAATAAAGATTGTTTTGATTCATCTCTGAAAGCATGTTTAGTAGTACGTGGAAACTGTCTGTAAAATTCGTTTAAGCCATCTTGATCATCCTTAAGACCTTCTACCTCATTGTCCCAATATTCGACAACTCCAAGTTTGATTGGCGTTCCATGAGGTCCAAACACTTTTTCTTGTGGGGTGTCGAATACAGGGTAGCCATAAGCATCAATGTATCCCTCGTAATTCCACTCCATAGGAATGAACAAAGAATAGAGTCCTGAACGTGTTTGTCCATTTGCGTTTCTTTTGTTAACATTTGAGTCATCGTATAATTTCTTAAAATTTCTACCTCCTTTATCTAAAGCGTTTGATGTTGATCCCA